ACAATGGAGTTGCAAATGTTATTGTAGGTGCAGATGGATATCCAGTTCCGCCAGAAAGAATAGAGACTGTTCCAATACCAGCAGATGTAGTAACCAGAGTTGCGGTTGCAGCAGCACCAACTCCATAAGTTGTATATCCAACTCCAGTAATAGTTTCTCCAGTACTAACAATACTTACAGTTGGAATTGTAGTGTATCCTGCGCCAGGATTTGTCAATAAAATTTCTTTGATGGAATATGTATTTGCTAAAGCAGTTGTTATTGCTACAGCAGTTGCATTTGTCCCTCCTGCTGGTGCTGCGGAAATTGAAACAGTAGGTACTTTTGTATATCCTGTACCATCATCCGTCAACGTTATTTTTCTAATATATCCTGAAGCAGTAGATATTCCAACGGATGCAGTAGATCCTGCAGAAATTAGTTTTAAAGTGGTAATATATCCCTGTTTCTCCAATACAGAATCAATTTCATCCGTAATTTGTGATTGAGTGTCCCATCCACCCATTTCATCTTCATATTCGAAGAGTTCACATCTTAACTCATAAACATAATTCCTACCTAATTGATAGAAGGGTTTCTCATGCTCAACAAACTTAACTTCAAATATACGTTTTCCAAGAGGAAAATAAATTAGATCACCTTCTCTTGGTCTATTGGCAATTGATATTTCGCTATCGGGAAGAGCTTCTAAGAAAGGTGCAATAAAATCCTCAAATCTTTCTTTAGATATAGTAATAATTAATTCATCCTTTAATGTAATGTCAAATTTGGTGAGAATGTCTCCTGCACCACCATAACCTTCATAAGTATTGACATATGCTTCAATAGCAAAATTATCATTAAATACAGATGACTGCAATTCTGTAAATAAAGTATCTTCTTTTACAAGTTTTCTGGGCAAATAGGTTACATCAATACCATAAATTTTTAGTTGTTCATTGATTAACTCTTGAATTAATCTTTGTTCTGAGGAAGAACCTTGTAAAAAGAAAGGATTTAGTGCCATTATCCGATAAAGTCAAGAGGTGGTAATTCGTATTCTGTAGTCATTCTTTGTTTTATTGATTCCAATTCTCTTTCAGCATCTTCATATATTTCCCTACCATTTAATTCAATCCCTCCAGGAAGTTTAACTCCCTTAAACTTAATTAAATTTTGACCCCATTGCCTTTTAATCAAAGAAGTTAAATAAAGCTTTAAGAAACTATCATTATATACTTGAGTATATGTTGTTGGGTCTAATGCTCTATAACAATCAATTACTATATAAGTATCTTTTTCTTGAGAACTCCAATCCAAGTCCAAATATAGGCGATCTTGTCTTCTATTAAATCTTATTTGTTTTTCTGTAGTTAACAAGTAATCTATATCTTCCAAATAAGATTTAACCATAGAATATTGTAATAACTCTATGGAATTGAAGTAATATAAATCATTTAAAAATAGTTGATATTTGATACTAAACATTCCTTGAGATATGGTACTGGTATCAAATTTAAATATTCTTTCTATTCCAGTTACTGATTCTGGAACTTGAATATAATTTGAATTTTCATAAAAACTGAAAGTAGTCGCTGTACCAACAATACTTGATGTTCCTGTGGTAGTAACGATGCCTACACCACCAGCAGCTCCTGCCTTTCCCCTATTAATATCATCTTGAGTTATCTTGTATTTGAGATACATTCTCTCAACACCATCAAAATGACGTTCATTAAACAACTGCAAAGCATCATCAACTAAGTCATCTATTTGATCATCATCCACATTAATTTCTAATACTGGAGCACCAAGCTTTCTTAAACAATAATCAATAAGTTGCTGTCTTGTTGCGGGTTTTGCCATACTTTTTTTATCTGGTTACTCCTCTATTAACAACTACCATACCTTCAACAACTTTTGTCTTTGCCGAATTTTTTTCTATTACAATATCATAAACATACCTACCTTCTTTTAAATTGGCAGTGTCAGTAGCAGTTAATGCTATACTAACTTTTCCTGATGTTGCGGGAGAAACTATAGATGCAGTAAAGTCTGTTGCAGTAGAACTTCCTGCATGTTTTCTCATTTGTGAAGATACTGTATAGTCAGTTAAATTCAATGCAGTTTTATCGGATGCTGACTGCAATGTAAATGTTTGAGTAAAATCTTCATTAGTGTTTATTACAACATTACTGACATATACAGCCATTTAACAGAATTCCACTACTTCCTATTTATACCTATCCGAAACCTAAAGAAGACACAATCTCTTGTTGCTTAAAATATAATTTTACTGATGTTTTAAGCATTCTTTTCAATTCATCAACATCATTGCATTCATCAATTTCTCTAGCTTGCTTTTCATATTCAAAAAGTTTTGACATACTTTTAAGTTCTATTTCATTTGGATCCATTGACTAACTCCTTTAATAAGGTTTTTATTTCATCTATGTCCTTCTTCATCCTATCAAGTTCTATCTTTTGAGATTCTTCATAGGATAAAGAAGTAACATAGTTATTATATGAGATATCATCACAATTAACTATAGCACCACTTTTTTCATCACGATATAAATTTTGATACCCTTCTACTTTTATCATCTCAGTGCTATTGTTCTCAAATCTTTGAATCTTGGATATTTGGCATTATTTGTAGAAGACATTACAATCTTAATAGAATACCCCACAAATAAATCTAAATTATTAGCAGTAAATTGATACTCTAAGAATTCATTATCTAAACTATCTCTTACAAATAAATCAGGTCTTCCACTATTCTTACTAGAATCTACCACTGTTAGTAACTGATCTTTTTCATATTTTAAATTATCATAACCTGGGAATAATTCATACTCACCCTCTTCAGAAGAATTAGTTTTAATTAACTTATAAAGAACTCTAAAGTCTGAAGATTCTGGTCTATGGGCAGATACTATAACTTTTAAAGAAGACGCTGGATTTTTCAAATTGACTGTATTTGAAACATATATTGAAGTATGAGGATCAAAATTTGTAGACTTGATCCTATCATCTGAAGCATAATCAGATACTGGATTGTTAATGTTTGGATTTAATAAAATAGTTCCAGCACCATCAATCAAATAAATTGCTGGAGATAAATTTTCATCAGTTGTAGATAATTGTATTGCAGTTGTTAGTGACTTATTTGATGGAAGATTTGACAGATGTTCCGATTCATTGATCTCAGAACAAACCATTCTTAAAGATGAAAGTCTATTAATTTGATTCAATTCTACGGATTCGAAACCATTATCCACAAATGATGCTTCATTTCCACCAATGCTTGTTCCAGTTACAGTTCTGATACTTGCATTTACTGAGGTTGATGAATCTGGACTAATTAAAGGATAGTTTGGTATTATTTCTGAGAAAATAATATTTCTACTTCCAGTTACATTATCTCCACCAACCAAAGATTCTTGATTAAATGATAATTGAGGATAATCCCCAGTATCAAAAGATCTATCTTTGCCATTACGGCTTCTATCTATGGATAAGTAATAATTATCAGAGTCAATATCAAAAGTATCAATATTGAATTCTACATTATTAATTCTTCGCAAAGAAATTCCACTCAATTCATATTTGTAAACAGGTATGTTAATTGTATTGCCGTTATCATCACTTATTCTATGAGTTATAGTAGAAGTATTATCTACACCTCTAACAAGATTGGACAATACATTATTAGATTCAACTTCCTTATAACCAATTATTTCTCTACCAATCTTTACATATCCAGTATTATCTGTTCCGACAGGCATACCTTCAAAAGTATCAAATCCAATGGTACTTGCAACACTAATATTCGTAGCATCGCTATCCAAATTACTGCTAAGTTTTGTCGGAATTGTATTTGGTTTAATATTATCAAGTTTTAATTTGTTTCTGGAATCAAACATTCCATGGTCAAATTGAGTAACTCTTATATAATTTCCAGTATTAATGCCCGAAGAAGCATTTGTGACATCAGTAATATAAGTATTTGCCATGGATACTATTGATCCATCATTAGCATAATAACTTACTCCTATTCCCGTACCAGATCTAAATGCATTTAAATTTTGGTCGGAACCGAAAGACCCCTGAACCCCACTCAGATATAAAGTATCTAATCCAGATATACTGCTAATTTTTATTCGAGCATCTCTACCAGATCTATCAGTCAATTCTGAAGTAACAATACCAACAACATCACCAACTTTATATCCATTACCTGGATTATTGATTGTTGGAGATGTTGTTATTACACCATCAGAATTAACTTCAGATGATCCGAAATTCAGAGTTAAATTATTTCCTTGACCAATAATATTATAAGTTGAAACATTTGTAGAAGAACTTGTTCCATAATTTATTCCTCCAGTTTCTATACCAACAGTATCCACAGAACTGCCAGTACCAACAATATATGCAATACTATTTGGCGTAGTTCCTGCAAGTTTTTGACCAGTCGTAAGAATACCAAGAACAGTATCTTTATTAGTATCTGTTTCTAATACAGTATTAATTCCAATCCTTGCAGTTTTTGGTAAAGTTTTTATAGGATTATTTGGTAGTTTTGGAGAATTTGTATTACTAATATTAATTGGAGCATTATAGAAGAATGCAGTTCCAGATGGTGATGTAAACTTAGCTTTATGAAGCGTAAATTTAAGATCTTGAGTTTGATCAGCAGTCCAAATAGAACCATTTTGTGATTTAAACAGACTTCCAAATGCATATTGTTTGGAATATACTGCAGAATCTGCATCAGGAAGTGTATTTTGAGACTTACTCTTTTGCCCCATTTCACCTACCCAAAGATGATATTGATCACTATACTGCGATATTACAACAATGCAATATTCCGCTCCTGGTGCCAAATAAATTGGTTCTGGGAATTTAATATTAGTTGCCTTATCTCCAGTATCAGATGTAAATATTACTTCTTGTTCAATTACATTACCAGTTTCATCCTGAACATATTTTTTGGGACTTACAAAAGCAGGTTTTCCAATAACTCTTCTTGTTGGTGTTCCCAACTCCATAGTTCTTACTTCAACTTTGATCGGAGTATTTTCTGAATCAACTGTAGCAAAGAATAAATCGACAGAAGTCAAGAAAATACCCTTATCATCATTATTTCTTCCAATCGCTGATGGAGCATCAATATCTGCACCTACAGTGAATGATTGCGCTAATGGATCTGAATATCCAGTCACAATTGTTGTTGTACTTATTGTTGTTGTCAACAATAATCTTCTTTCTAATGTTCCTCTGACCGTGTATGTCGTTTGAGCTGAAGATATTGTTAACTCATTTGGTAATGGTGTTCTGTTTATAGAACTACTTGTAAGTCTGTATGTAGTATTTCCTGTTTCTATCTTTTTATTTCCAGGAACATTAGGATTTCTTATAAAGAATGCTCCTTGAACGTCTCCCCATGCATCCGTCACTAATCTCAAATTACTTACAGTTGCTGATGCAGTTTGTCCTGATGCATCTTCTTGAACCAGTTGCATACCCTCTTCAAGATATCCATAAAAAGCTCCCTGAGCATCTTGAGATAAAGATTCAAGATCTATATTTAATACAGTAGAATTTGTGTTATATCTACTTGGAAGAACATTACTTTCCGGATAATACATGGCGACACAACCTTTGCGAATGTCGGGATAGACTGAGATAGTCACCCCGCGCATTTCACCGGAAGCAGTTGTCACGCGACAGAGACCTCCTTCCATGAGAC